CGCTGGAGTGGCCGAAGTTCTTGCGCCGGCAGAATGAGTGGCACAGCGCGGAGGATTCAGAGTGACCATCGAACTCGACGACTGGGACAGGGAATGGCTCGCGCGCGCGCACTCGGAGTCAGAGTACCGGGCGAAGGTGAAGGAGCTGATGGAGCGGTGCGCCGAGTACGCCGCCGAGCTCGAGCGGCTGCACGGGCAGCGTGCCGGCTGCGCGTACCCGAACTGCCTTGACGGCGGCGGGCGGTGTCACGCGATGTTTAAGGGCGAGTGTTCGGGACCGAAACAGGAGAGGACGATATGACCCATCTTGAACTACTGACCGAGATCCGAGACGCCCTGCGCCGCACAGACCCCGCCTGGTGCGCACTACACGGGCAGGAACAGATCAGCGACGAGGAGCTTGAGGAGCTCGTCGCCCGCGTCGAGGATGCCGTGGAGGATGACGATGGAAAAGCCGCCTGACTTTGACGCCTTCTTTCGGCTGCTGCGCGACGCAATCATCGCGGCGATCGGCATCCTGCTGTTCTGCGCGCTTCTTGTGGAGGTGATGACATGAGCGACCCCATTAACCCGGCACACTACAGGGCCGGCGAGATCGAGTGCATCGACGCCATCGAGGCGCAGCTCTCGCCGACGGAGTTTCGCGGGTACTTACGCGGCCAAGTGGCAAAATATAACTGGCGACTGGGGCTGAAGGATTCCGTGGAGCAGGACGCCAAGAAGATGCTCTGGTACGCCTCGATGCTGGCCGGCGTGGACCCGAGGGAGCGCTAGACCGCCTCGCCCCGGAACCACGCCTTGCCGCCCTCGACCACACAGAGCTCGGGCGGCAGCATTCGCTTTTCGCGAAACGTGAGCACGGCAAAGCCTGACGCCCAGTTGACCGGCCCCGCCTCGACATAGGTGAACTGCGGGCCGGTGATGTCGGCCATCGTGCCGGTGTCCACGCCGTAGCGCCTGCCTCGGTAGTCGCCCCACGGCGTGACCTTGAGCTGGTGGAGGTGGCCGTGGACGTAGCTCACGCCGCTTTTCAGGGCGCTGTTGTAGGCCGCGTGGATGCCGCCATTGACCGGGCGATGCCGGACGCAGACCCAGCCGTCCGTCTTGGCGTTCAAGTGCAGCGCCCAGCCGGCGCGCCATGACGGCAGGAAGTCGAGCAGCGTCGTGCCAGGCATCCCCTCAACCTCAGCGACCCGGCCGGAGAGGTAGTTCTCAAACCGCGCGTCGTGGTTGCCGATTGTGCGCACCAGCTTGGCCGAGCCTGCCGCTCGGGCGATCTCAGCGCAGCGATCTTGGACGGTATGGATCTCGTCCTTGAGCTGCGGCTGCTGCTCCCACATGATCCGCGGGTGGCGGCTGATGCGAGCGCCGTCCAAGATGTCGCCGTTGAGGATGACCATCTCGGGCTTTAGCGTCTTGGTGAGCCGACAGAATGCCTCGTGCGCGACGGTGACGACGCCGGGCCAGTAGTGGCAATCACTCGCCACCAGCACCACGCCATCCTCGATGGTGTCGTGCATTTCGCCCTCGTACTTAACCGCCCGCTCGGCGGCGAGCTTGCTGGCGCGGAAGGCGGCGCCCGACGGGCCTCGCGTGTTCTCGGTACAGGCCCTGCTGTTTTCAGATTCGAGCACGATGCCGTGCTTCGTCTCGAGCGATCGGCGGCGCGTGAACACCTGCCGCACCGAAAGGTTCAGCGCCCTTGCCACATCTGCGGGTCGTTTTAGGCGCTGCCAAGCGGCGATAAAGTCCTGGTCAGATGCGGTCAGCATTTTTTGTTTTCGCAGTCAAATGTACTCAGGCTCTGTTGGAGCAGGCTCGCCATGGTGTCCACGAATACCTCGTCGTCATTGAGCGGGTGGTTCATTTCTGAAAGCATGGCATGAGCCCACTCGTGGCAGAAGGCTTGCTGCAGCTCGGTGTCGCCCAGATCGCCGCGCACATCGATGCGGTGACAGGCAGGGTCGTACATCCCGACGGTATCCATCGAGTGCGGCCACCGGGTGCGCGGGATGATCCGCACCGTGACCTCGTGGCCGTGCAGCTGGAACCGACGCGGGATCTGCAGCCGGGCGTGGCGGTCAGTCTTCCGACGAGAGGAGTCCTGCTGCTGGGGCATAGGTTGCGATCCCTCAGGTGCCACGCGACATCATTGCACGCCTGGCGAGCGGCGACTGTATACCACGCATCAGGTACTGTTGGATAGCCCGGCTCTATTAGAGCCGGGCCTTGCCATTGTAACGTTTCACGTCTGTCGTCATTCGCCTTGACCTAAAAGGCCGCTTCTTGGTGTCGCATATATAGACCCTCTGGCTGACTCTCGCAGAGAATCGCTAAATGTTGTGACATTTTTAGGGTCTGCTTTCTGCATTAAAAGGGCCGCAAGTTTTGGGTCAATCATCGCTTGGACCAGAAGCTCCTGAGCCTTTTCTTCTGGCACATTTGTCAGCCATTCGAGCGGCTTTATCAACGTACGAAGGGCCGCAGAATTAGATGCCTGTCCACCAAGAGTCCGGCCAATCAAGTTTGCCATCGTGATGTTCTTTATGGTTCCAGACGTTGGCGGCCTTGCGCCAGGCGCAGAAGGAGCCGAGCCCTGCTGCAAATCCAGAAGGATGTTATTTAGCCTTTTTTGTTGCACGCTGGTGAGCGTGTCATTTATTTCGCTTTGCCGAGACCTTATGATTCTAGTCATGGCCGGAGCAGATAGCATAAACCTGCCAGACTCAATGTCTGCTGTGGTTCCTATGCTGCGCTGCTGAATATCCTGCAACAATCCGATGCGCTCCTGGCGCCTGCTGGATTCTGCGAAGTTTTCAAGATAACTTTGCCACGATTTATTTCCGCCAGCAGCCGAATCCAGGATATCGTCGATTGCGCGGATTATGTCCTCTGCTACAGGTGCCCCGCTCTTAAATACGCGAGTCTGTTCTTCAGTTGTAGAGGCAAGGGTTTTTTCACGCAAATCCTTGCGAATTTCGTAAAGCCTTTTGAAGAAGTTTCCTTCAACATCCTTGCCTAAAATCTCATCATTCAGCCTTCCACGGGTCCAATTAATGACCGCGCCGGCGCCTTCTCCAGCGCCCCTTTCGCTAGAGTTGATTTTTTTAAGCACATCATCTATCGAAAGGGCAATCCCTCTCTGGGCTAATTCTGGAGATATGTTTGCGTCCATTGATGCAAAGGCCTGCTCGCGCATCGGCCTCGTCATTTCGCTGCGGATATCCTGCATCTTTTTGATGACTGCATCTCGCTCCGCAGGGTCAGATGTGCGCGCAAGTCTGTCCATCTCTTGACGAAGCACCCTCGCATTAGCAAGCCTCTGCGCGGCGATAAGGTTGGTCATGTCAGCGCTAGACCGTACGCCGGTCTCAAACCCTGCCAGTCCGATATCTCTAGCAGAGTCAGCTGTCAAAGGCTGAACCCCTGGGACATTCGCTCTGGACCTTTGAAGATTCAATATTGCTTGATCAGGGTTGGTCGCCATGTTTCTTAAAAGCGAGCCGACGCTGATATCTCTGCCTGGGGCAGTAAACGGCTGGGAGGCGGTTGACCCTGCGGCACTTGACACGCCAGTAGTAGATCCGCCCAAAACAGTGCCCAAAATAGAGCCGCCGGTTCTGAATGCGACGGATCTTTTTTGGTCTGCGTCATCTCCCGCCGCTAATACGCCAATGTCCCCGCCGAGCTCTCCGCCAAGTGATGCCCCTGTCTGCGACACCGGGGCAGTCCCAAGCTCTGAGGTTGCGACCCTAGAGCGCTCTACAGGGGCCATCACATTTGGCCTCAAGAGATCTCCAGAAACGGAAGGCGCAGAAACAGCCCTTGGAAGCAATCTTGAGGCAAGAGTAGCCACCCCGGCTCCGCCAAGGGCGGCAATTCCGGTGGTTCCATATCTAACAGCTGTTTTCTCCGCCTCAGTTTCTGGCTTTGGCTTACCTAGCAAATCCGCCAGGCTTTCGCCTGCATATCTAACGCTAGACGAAAAAGGGGTCAGGCGGCTCCCCGTGTATGGTTCGCCGCCGAAAGCTTGCGTCAGTAGGCTAGGAGCGGCTCCGAACAAAACGTCGCCAGCAAAGGCGGGAATCCCGAAAACTCCCTGTGTGATGCCCTCTATTGCAGTGCGTTGAGCGAGACCGACTTTTCGCTCTTCCTTCTGCCTTGGGGACATCTGAATGGCATCTGGCCCTTCCCCTGCGCCAGCCAGAGGTGCGTTTCTCCAATCCATTTTTTTTTCGCTCATTTAGATTACCTCGGCTTTACTTTCAACTTGCCGGTGGTGGAATCTTCAAACAAGGTTCCCGGCGCCAGCCTGTCAAACTCTTGCTGATTACTGACTTTGGGCGCAATGGCCCAAGCGAGAGGATTCTCTGCCACCGCTTTTGGGTTTACACCGTAACCTGCAGCCAGGTTGCCATATCTGTCTACGATTCGCTGTGCGTTTCTGTGCTGGCTTCTGACAAGTCCATACGCCGATGACAGAAAATCGTTTCTCTGTTCAGCATTAAGTTCTTCTCCGCGGATGAGTTTGTTGTATCTAGCCCAGACTCTTTGCGGGATGCTGCCGGCGTTTGCCGCCGTCGCAAACTCGCCCTCTCGCACCGCGCTGGTGGGGTCTAGAATTTTCATATACGCGAAGATTAGCGCGATGTCGTTTGCGGGGCTGGGGTTCATGGCTGCCTCTTGCACCCGCCCCCACGCATCCCCGAATTTCTGGTATTCGGACAACTGCGTCGTGGCCTCTTTGCGCAGCGTGGTGGCGTCCTCTTTTCCAAAGCTCTCTTCCCCACCACCTCCAGCACCGCCTCCAGCGCCGCCACCGCCTCCCCTCGCGCGCGCGCCGGGCTCCATTCCCACCTGGAACTCTTGGCTAGTCCCGTCGCTGAAATAGGCGATTACTCTATCTCCAAGCCTTATCTCGTTGATAAGGGTCCTAGGCTCCGGCGCCTTGGCCGGCGTCGTAACTTTGCCGGTCAGTCGATTGACGACCGAGCCGCCGACGATGCTCCCGAGAGTGCCCTCGGTGGCGAGCTTGGCGAGATCCGGCGCCATCTGGGCTAGGTCGCGCCCCGCCTGGGAGCCGTAGAGGGCCGCCATAGCGCCGCGCGGGTCTTGGCGGTACCGCGAGGTCAGCTCGCCGCCCTCGCCGCCAGGGAGGCTCTCGAGCCGCCCGGCAGGGCCACCAAATAGACGCCCCACCACCTGCGGCATCAGCGCCTCGGCGGCGGCTTGGCGGCGGGCGGTTTCGCCCTCCGCGGCCGACTTCTTGCGCCGCTCGCCGTATGCCTCGAGGCCGCCGATGAGGCCGGAGCCGCTCAACATCCCGAGAATGGCCGAGGTGGTCCCCTCGCGGGTGAGCCGTCGGCGCTGCTCCTCGGTCATGCCCTCGAGGTTCTCGCCCAAGAGGCCGCCGATGAAGCGCTGGAATCTGGTCGTCTCTGCCATGTCAGTCTCCGAGGAGGCCGCCGCGCACGCGCCGGCCGCCGTATAGGTCATAGAGGCCGCCGTAGATGCGGCGCGGGTCGTACTGCGTCGCGGCCCCGGTCATGGTGCCGCGCTCGATCTTGGGGCGGTCGATGAAGCTGCTCAAGTCCACCTCCTCATCGGAGGGCTTCTTCTTGAGGTTCTTGAGGATGTTCCCGAACGAGAACGTCGAGGCGGCCGGGCCGGCCGTTCCTGAACCACCGCTCTTGAGAGACGCCATGATTGCCTGCATGATCGGGTCCATTAGCCTTTCCTCTTGCTGACCTTGCGGTCGAGTTCCTTCACGGCCTCGGTGAGCAGCCCGACCACTTGCGGCAGATCGTACTGGCGCATGTTGTCCGACTCGCGCCGCGAGACAGCCTCGGGCATGGCGCGCTCGACGGACTGGGCCGACATGCCCATGTCCTCCTCGCCGCCCCTGTCCTCGCCCTCGTTCTCGCCGTATCCGTTCTCCCACTCGAACTCGATGCCCTTGAGGCGGCGCACCTTGTCGAGCGGATTCTTGATGTCGCGCACGTCGCGCTTCATGTCCTCGTCGGAGCCGAAGACCTTTTGAGCCATTTCCCAATAGGACGGCCGCGCCGTGACGGTGCCGGTGTTGGTGACGTTCATCGGCGACGCCGACACCGCGCCCTGCCGGATCGCGAGCTGCCGCAGCGGGAACTCCTGCCGGCGGAGGTCCTCCTCGCGCTGCGCGTTAAGGAACTGCTGGTAGAGGTTCTGCTGCTGCGTTCCGAGGCCCATCATCGCCCGCCCCGCCCCGTAGCGGTTCTCGAGCGCCGTCTGGCCGTAGCCCGCCAGGTCGCGCCCGGCTCCAAGCCGGAACTCTGCGCCCTGCAAGCCGGCGCCCTGGTTCGCGCGCGCGGCCTCCATCTGCTGCTGCTCGTTGAACTGCTGCGCGGTCATCCCCAGGCGCTGCGCCTCAAGCTCCGCCTGCTGGTTGCGACCAGATGCGTCGAGCATGGCGCGCTGGTTCGCCTCCTCTGCCGACAGGCCCATCCGCATGTAGTCCTGCTGCGCCTGCTGGTTGGCGAGCCCGGCGCGCATCTGCTGCTCGACGTTGAACTGCCCGGCGGTGAGCCCCAATCGCTGCGCCTCCTGCCCAGCGGCTTGGTTGCGCGTCGCCGCGTCCATCTGTGCGCGCTGGTTTGCCTCTTCTGCGGAGAGCCCCATTTGCATGTACTGCTGCGCCGCGGCCTGATTGGCGCGCTCGGCCTCAAGCGCCGCCTGGACGTTCGTCGTCTCGGCCGTGAGCCCAAGCCGCTGCGCGTCCTGCTGCGCCTGCTGGTTGGCGAGCGCGGCGCGCATCTGTGCGTCGATGTTCGCCTGCCCGGCGGTAAGGCCAAGCCGCGAGAGCTCGAGGTCGCGCTGCTGGTTCGTGATCTGCCCGCGCTGGGCGAGCTCCATCACCTGCTGCGCCGCCGCCTGGTTGCTGAGTCCAGCCTGCTGCTGGCGGCCAACATCTGCCTCACGCTGCGCCGACGCCTCGCGGAAGCCCTGCGCGCGCTGCTCTGCCACGAAGCGGTTGCGCTCGCGGGCGGCTTCACCTGCGGCGATGCCCTCCTCGATCGCGGCGCGCGAGCCGCCGAAGGCACGGGCGGCGGTGGCGCGCGCGGCGCGCCCGCCGCGTGCCTGCTCCTCGGCACGGCTGATGTCGCCGAGCCCGGCCTCGATGACCTGGCGCTCGTATGGGTTCATGTACTCGCCGATGTCACGCCCCAGCACCGACGCGCCCTGCGCCATCGGCGCAGCGCCCGGCGCGCCCACATCGCGCGCGGCGAAGGTGGTCCCGAGCTGACCCGCAGCCACACGCTCGGGCGCAAACTGCGCCCCGACGCGGCCGGCAGAGATGCGCGAAGGTCCGCCTGCAAGCGACGCACCGATGTCACGCGCGGCGATACGCTCGGGCGCAAAGGTAGTCCCCAAGCGCTCCGCGCTGACCGTGGCGGGGCCGCGCCCAAGGGCCGCACCGACGCGCTCCGCTCCGATGTCGCGCGCGCCGAACTGCGTGCCAATGCGACCAGCCGAGACACGCTCGGGCTGGTAGCCCATCAGCGCCTGCGCGTTGCGCGCGGCGGCCTCCACCTCGGGGACAAAGCCGCCCTCTCGCGCGATGCGGCGCGTCGCGGCCTCGCCCTCCATATAGTCGCGCGTGAACGGCGCGACCATCATCCCGCGGTACGGCTCGTACGGGATGGCCGAGACCTCCTCGGCGAACTGCAGGTTCCGCAGCACGCTGTCGTAGATCCTCGGGTCGATCTCCGACTTGGAGACTTCCTTTTTCTTGGACGAAAAAATCTTGCTCATAGTTTTTTCTCAAGCACCACCGCGGTGCGTCTGTAACCCTCAAGCGCCCGCTGCCAGCCGGGGCGTCCCATGATCAACATCGTGTCGCAGCCGATGCTGCGAGCCCAGGCCTCGATGACCGGGCGTATCACATCATCAATCTCGCGCAGGTCGCCCGCGCCGATGATGACGGTGAGCTGCTTGATGCGCGGAAAGATGTCAACGGTCGTCACCACGCACGAATCATTCGAGGCCCAAAACTGGTACTCGCCGCGCGCGATCCCGTCGAGCACGTCGTGGTAGCCCATCTGGCCGTAGCCCTCGGCGAGCGCGCGCTCGATGGGCTCGCGGAATGGCGCGATGTGCTCGATGCCCTCGACCTCTTTCATCGCTCTCCCCCCGCCACGGCATCGAGCCGCATCGTCCCGACGCGCCAGTCCGTGGCCGGAGACGCGCCCGTAATCTGCATCTCGACCTGCCGCCCGGTGAATCGCACCGGGGTGTAGATGGAGTCGATGGTGTAGCTCTTGGTCGTCTCCGAGCCGTTCGGCGCGAACTTGGTGATGAACTGCAGCGACACCGCGCCCATCGCGTTCTCGTCGGCGATAACCTGCCGCGCCACCATCAGCCGCTCGCCGCCGCCCAGCTCAATGGCGCCAGAGCGCGCGAACGGCGCCGTGCCGTCGTAGGTGACGCCGACCTCGTGCTCGTAGACATAGCCGTCCGGGGAGACCATCAGCGGGTAGCTGAAGACGCCGCGGTCGGTGCCGGCGGTGCGCGCCAGGGTGCCGATGGACCAATGCCCCTCGCGGTAATTGTACGACACATAGGAGTCGCACTCGCTGTTTGAGGCGCTCGGGTAAAACCACCAGACCTCGCCGTACTGGTTGTTTGCGACGGCGTACACCTTTGAGCGCTGGGTCTGCGAGAGGTTGTTCACCACATAGTCGAGCACCTCGCACTTGAGCGGGCGCACGAATCCGTCGTACATGAAGAAGCCAGAGGGCGACCACCAGTAGGCGACCGACTCCACCGCCGCCACCGCCTGCGCGCTGATTACGCCGCAGCCGGTCGCGATCCGCTCAAAGCCATACACATACGGCGGACCCTGGTACTGGGCCGTGTGAACGTCGACATCCGTGAATATCAGGTTCACGCCGCGCAGGCGCTTGCCGGTCACGATGGAGCCGACCGTCTCGAGCTCGATATCGCCCGCCTGGTTCGTGATCGAGGGCGTCCAGGTCGTGTTGTCCTCTTGGTCGGACCAGGCCACCTTTCGCGCGTTGCCGCCGGCGCCGAGGGCGAACACAAACCGCTCGGCCGTCACGAGCACGGCCTTGTTGCTGACCGGCGCGTTAGCAAGCGCCACGCCGTCGTTCGCCACGAGCAGGTCCCACTCGTAGATCTTGCCGTCGGCGTTGCTGCACGCCAGCAGGTACTCGCCCCAGTTGTCGAGCGTCCAAGTCGTGGCCGGCGTCACCGTGCCCGTATCCGCGCGCGGGGTGCCATAGGCGAACAAGCCGTAGGGGCCGCCGCCATAACCCAGGTTCAGCACCGCGTCGGCGTTGCCGGTCGTGAAGCTGGTCGGGGTGATGTCGGTGATGGTCCCGGCTTCGTTCATAACGAAGAGCTTGGTGTGCGTGCCGATGCCGATCCAGCGCGCGTTAGCGTTCGTGCGCCACGCCAAGAGGCCGCGGCACTTGCCCGTGACCTGCCCCGAGGCGCGCTTACGCCAGCCGCCCACCGGGCGCATGGTGTTCTCGTACCAGCGGATAAGGCTAGCATCGCGCCAGCGCCCACGGCTCTGGTACTCGGTGCCGTTGCGGTACACGCCCGGCTGGATGTTCAGCGGAATAAGTGCCACATCAGTCCTCTGTCAGTCTCTGGAGCTCGGCGAGCCGCTCGGCGTCTCTCTCGCAGGCTTCGAGGTGATCGATAAGAGCCTCGTCAATCGCTCGCGCGTCGCCGGACTCTCCGGGGGCGACATCAGCCGCGGCGGCACCGGGACAGGCGGCGGGCACGCCGGGGGCGGCGCGGGCGTCGCGCAGCCGGCGAGCAAGCTCGCGGCCACGGCGATCAGCATCGTCCAACTTGTCCGTGAGTCCACGCTCCACCTCCTGGTGCCGGGCGTAAATCAGCGCCTCGGCCTCTCTGGCGGCCTCTGCGGCCTTCGCCCGCTCAAGGTGCCACTCTGCCCTCACGGCCGCCGAGCCAGCCTCGTGGCCGCTCTGGTAGGCCGACCGGTGCCCGGCCCAGCCGAGGGCGGCCAGCGCAAGCGCCAGAGCCGCCCCCAGCCAGATCCTCACGCCGCCTCGGGCTTCTTCTTCGACAGCACCGACCACGCCGCCACGGCGAGGGTGGCGAGCGCGCCGCCCACGGCGGCGACGGTCTCGGCGTCGGCGAGGCCCTTGCCGACAAGGTAGCCGCCGATGGCGGCCACGACGGCGCGGACGATCCCGGCGATTTGTTCTGCGTTCATGTTCATCTCCTACGCTTCGTTGGCCGAGGCCTTCGCCCCGTTGGATGCGATGAGCGGCATGGGGCCGCCCAGCACGGTGAAGCCCGGGGGCCAGCGATAGCCAAGCACCCGGGCACGATTAAATGGCGCCACCGTCACGGCGTTGCCCTGGTTCCCGCCGAGCACCATCAGGCGCCCGGCTTCGTCGTTTCCGACCACGAACCCGACGTGGCCGCCGCCCTTGCGATCAAGGATAACGACAGCGCCCACGGCGGGCTCACGGATATAATCGCCCCAGTCGAGCCACGCCTTTGCGCGGTACCAATGCTTTGGGCGCTTGATGCCCTCGCCCTCGAGCACGGCGGCGACGAAGGTGCCGCACCACGGGGTCTCATCATCCGACCACCACGCCTTGAGCTCGCGCAGCCAGCGGGCGATGGTTGGCGCGGTCGCCTTGCCGGGGATCTCCCGCAGGCCGAGGAAGGCGCGCGCGGCGATGAGCCAGCGTGGCTCCATCAGGGCTTCCTCAGGTTCTTGAAGTGCACGGCGATCGCGAAGCAGCCGGCGCATATTGCGATGAGCCCGGCAAGCAGCGAGATGATCTCGTTGGCCTGGGTCATCCACGACACGCTGGCGGCGGTCACGCTGCCGGCTGCGGCGATGTCTCCGACGCGTTCGATGGGTGTGGTCACGGCTCCTGCTCCTTGAGCTGCTCGTCGGCCT